AAATACGCTCAAGTTCTGCATCATCAGTAGATAGTGCCGAAGGTGATTCGAATTCAGATTTGTCATAGTTCTGGTAACCAGCAACTTTAGTGATTTTCAGCTTAAAGTTTGCACCTTTCCACATATCAAACGGATTGATAGGTGTTTCATCCTCAAACTGAGGATTCATTGCTTCAGTAATCTTATCGAAAATCTTGGCACCAAACTTGAACAGTTTAACCGTTCCGTTGTTTTCTGGATGCTTAGGATCGTTAACGATATACACGTTTGCAATGTAGTTGAGTTTACGCTTTTGCTTGCGAACGATTTCTTTGTTGGCTTCAACACCAGAGTTCCAAAGCTTGTTGTTGTGTTCGCACACAGGACATTGTTGGTTCTTGGTTGTCAAGCAGTTGTCGATTAGCCAACCACCAGGTCCTTGGAAACCATGAGAGAAAATTTTGACCCAAGGCAGGCCATCATCACCATCTTGTGGGGGAGCTGGAAGGAATCGAATAGTTGCCATGCCGTTACCTGCTTTGTCAACCTCTGGACGCCAGAAGTTTTCTTTGTCAGATGCACCCTCAGTAGAGTTGAGTGCTTCGATGGCTTTTTTAACTTTGTCCAGGTTGCCGGACTGAGTTTTGAGTTTAGAGAAGTCTACCATATATTACCTTTCGTATAAACGGAGTATAAAACGGAATGTCCACAGTATTCATTATATACATTTATTTAGGCGTTGTCAAACATAAAGTTTCAACATTGCCAGAGTGGTGGGGACATCCTTATGCCAAATGGCATGGCCACCTTTGATGCGAAAATCATCAATCACACTTTGAGTGTCATCAATAATCAATGCATCGGATTTTGCATATTCTTGTTTGTGCTTTTTACCAGGAACAAGAATAGGATTAAAAGTAATACCGTGTGTTTGCAACCAAATCAGTTTTTGTTTCTTGACTGCTTCGTGCGTTTCGGGACTTGCAGTTGAAGAAAGAATGTGTGTCGGCACTGGTGCCATACGGAGATAATTCACCAAGTCCATGGCATTCGGCATCAATTCAAGAGTTGCAAAATTATTGTCATCAATAAATTTACCAAAATTACCTCTGAAATCTTTTCGGCGTTCCCTTTCAGGCACTTCACCGAATAGTTCTGCATACCTTTTTTCAAAATTTGCAATCACTCCATCCAAATCCAAGTAGATGACGGATAGTTTAAGTTTGCTCATAGATGTTTTCTTTCAAAATGTTTTTGAACTTTTGTTTATCATAGTGTATAAACGGAGTATATTTTTCAATCTTTAATTGCCAGTTTGGCCAAATGATATCATCAACAATTTTCTTTTTCCACATTGGAAAGAAACCCATCAAATCATTGAGAATGGCCACAGTTTCAATCATCACTTCACCTTGCATCATTGTGGTCAACAAATAAGGATGCGTACCACAATCAACATGGAGAAAACTACCTGATGAATCGAATAGAAAGATTATATCTTGTTCGAACTGGTATGTCAAGCTTTCATTTCTTTTCTGCCACTTTTTGTAGGTTTCTTCGCCTTCCAATCCGGAAATATCACCAACCCATTTTACATCTTTTTCTAAGAAATTGGAAATGTAAAAGTTCCTCAGCTCTTCAAGACTATATTTGCGTGACAGTTTGTAGAAGGAATATTTGTCCTTCCTTGTCATAAAGGAACTTTCACTTACATTAGTCTTGCCATTGTATTTAAAGAAATCATACGATGGTGATGTAAAGTGTAGTTTCAACGCATTATATAAGGCGAATGCGGAATAACCGCTACGCTCTTCAAACTGAAAACTCATACGGGAAGTTTTGCGGATTTTTTCAGTAGATTAAGTTCTTCCGCTTCTGCACGGATTTTGGATTTAAGTGCGTTAGAAATAAGTGTGGATGCCACATCAATTTCCATTCCAGTTTTTTCACAATAACTGACGATGGCATCCATCACCGTGCTTTTATCATTAAAAGCAAGTTCTACGATTTTATCACTGAACTCACTAATTTCACTTTTAGTTGGCATTATTTCTTCACATTCAAAGCATAAGAAATGCAAGTGGCAGTAGGATTGGTTTCATATGCACACTTGACGGATAGTGGATCAACACCTTTGGCAATAGCAGCCTCAATGTTCTTGGCCATATTGTTACGGTCATTGATGTAATTCATTGAAAGTGAAATGATTCCTGTCATCAGTACAATCATTACACATACAACTACGGTAATAAATGAGGATGAAAAGTCTTTTATTTTAGTAGAACTCACGGTTTCTGTCAATTTGGTCACCTTTGCGTTTGTAAAAAATATGTCGGCCAATTTGGTCAACTTTGTCCAATTTCCAACCTGGGTTAACATAGTCGGCATGATAGTAAGTTGCTCCCTTTGTAACATCGTGCATTCTTTCAAAATTTACAACGATATGTGTTGCTAACTCACGAATCTCATTATACAACTTTGTGTCCCTGATTGTCAAGCGTTTGTTAAGGACGGATCCGTCACAATACCAGGAGAACTGGCAAGTGCCGGCAGTTTTTTGGTAAACCACATCGCAAATTGAACTAGCATAATTGCCAGTCAATACACGATTGATTGTTACGAATGCCACAGCCTTTTTACCATCCAATGGTTCATGTGCAGCTTCGAAATAGATATTTTCCGCAAGGCAAGTCACCTGTTTTTGTACATCTTTTGTGAGAGATTGATAACTTGTTTTAAAAGGTAAAACCTTATGAAGATCAATATTAATCATACTCAATGTCAGAACAATTGCGGAAAAAAGCGTTGTTAGAAGTATTGGTTTACTTCGCATTACTTTCCTTTCTTGTTTGAAGATGGGTTTTCTGTTACGAGGATAACCCATCAAGAACCCTAGGTGCCTTTAATTAGGCAGCCAATGCGAATTTTGAATCATTTGCATTTACTTGATTTACTTTTAACGACTCTCTGTGTCGAGTTGTCCACTTCTGTACTTGTTGCCCTGTCGAAACCTGGTCATCCCCATCAGATAAACACCGGAAGGTTGCGCTTCTTTGATAGGCGTCCAGTGTGTATTTGGTGGAGATGGGGGGAATCGAACCCCCGTCCAGAACACTTTTCTAGTTGCTTCATACAACCATAACCCCTATTATAGAGGTTTTTTATTCAATTGTCAAGCTTATTTTGGGGGTTTATTTGGCCATTCAACATTCAATGGAAATTTCGATTGATTCGTGATGTTGCGTAGTGATTCTCTATATTCAGCCCATACTTTTTGATCCACGGGTGAACCGGGCAACTGAGTCCAGTCGGATTCGGCAAGTAATCTGTCACGTTGAGCCCGAACAAGCGCAGATTCACGTTCAATTGATGCAGCCAACTCCTCAGTATCAAGTTCCTGTATTATATAATTTGCTCTCCAACGACCCTCAACAAAAATTGGGTTGGTTTCTACTAGTTTATGAGTCTTGTTATTATAATCCGGTGGTTGCGTACTCAAAACACACACGAATCCTTCCGGTAGTGTACTGTCGTTCGATAAGTCCTCTGGAAGACTGTAATTAGGCAAGTGTTGTCGTAGATTGATAATGGGATATTCAACTACCTTTTTATTTATGATTCGAGCGTGCATTTATTTTCCTTAAAAAGTAGGTGTTCCTATAGGCGGACTAACTGCGATGCCGGCGCTGCCAACAGCAACAAAACGACTTGTTGTTCCGGTTACAGCAGACCATCGTTGAGGAGCTGTATTTGGCCGAATAGACCATACCGAAGCACCTGAACTGGATGCGATGTTTCCGTCGTAACCAGCCACAACATATAGAGTTCCATTATACGCAATGCCGTTACTGCTAACTCCCGTACTTCCGGCTTCCAAAGTCCACGTGATGCCGTCACTGCTAGTCCGTACTGCTCCAAAAGAAGGTATGACCACGAATTTTTGTCCAGTCCAAACTATTCCGTACAAAGCGAAGGTCGTACCACTAGTTCTTGTTGTCCAAGTAACTCCGTCCGGACTTGTTCTAATTACTCCATTTAAACCGACTGCAACGAATAGTCCATTGCCATAAGCTATTCCCCAATAATTTGCAGTTCCATTCGACTGAGAAGTCCAACTAGTACCGTTTGTACTTGTGAGTGTAACGCCGCCAACTCCAACCACAACATATTTTCCATCAGCATAAACCACTCGATTTAATTGACTTGTGGTACCGCTGCTGCGGGAACTCCATGTTATACCATCCGAACTGGCAATGATTGTTCCGTTGGTTCCTACGGCAAGAAATTCAGAGCCATTCCAATAGACGCCAAACAATGCGGCACTGACTGGCATAGTCCGAGTAGTCCATGTACCGCCATCGGGGCTAGTGACGATGGCGCCGAGGGCGTTGCCATATCCAACCGCAACAAATAAACTTCCTGATGAACTGACAGATTCAAGCCCAAGTTCATAGACCGGCAATTTGTTTCGAAAGGTCCAAGATGTAGCGTTGGTGCTAGAATAAACTTGTGTATAATTACCTACTGTGACAAACGTACTTCCGTTGTGATCGACGCCGTTAAAATACTGACTGTTGGCTAGTTCTTGATATGTCCAGCTGATGCCATCCGTGCTTCTGGCGATACCAAATAAACAGGCCGCTACGAATGTCGTTCCGCTCCACGTGATATGATCTAGATATGTAAGACTTGGTGTTCTCTTGGTCCAGCTGGTGCCATTATCCGTGCTTGTGAGTACGTTACCATTACCGATGGTAGCAACTATTGTGCTGCCGCTGGATGCGAAGTCCTTGATTTCATCTCCACTGGTGCCGCCACCTCTGTTAGTCCAAGTAATACCATCAGAACTTGTATAAACAATGCCAACTGAATTTCCAATCAAAAATTGGCCACCTATTACTTTGCCTCCAGTAAAGCTGCTGGAACCAGCGGGCGTCGAACTGGTCCATGTAATTAGGTCTGTGCTTCTATGAATTGTTCCGCTTGTTGATGTGGCCACATACATCGAACCATTGTATAACAATCTAAAAATAGTACCTGCTGGTGCCGTGGTTAGTCGTGTCCAGTTAACTCCGTTGGGGCTAGAAAGAATCGTACCAGATTCGCCACAAACCAAGTACTGTGTTCCTGTCCATATTGTCTTTTTGAGATTTACAGAACTGTACGATGACCTAATAGTCCAGTCAGTTCCATTAGGACTTGTGCCGATAAGGCCTCTATTACCCACGGCAATAAATTGATTGTTGAGCCAATCAACACTATTCAATCCGTTTCGAGCGATTTGATGTTGCCAAACTTCACCGGGTGTAGACACCAATCCAGCGCTCGACATTAATATGTTGCGAGCTGTCATCGAACGTCTTTACCCAAAACCAAACCGGTCCAAGTAGTGCCGCCATCATGTGTGAAAAATCCCAAAACGTCACGTCCGGAAGAAGTGAGTACTGGCGCATTACCACTTGCCCATTTCACACCTGACCACCAGTTTACACTAAAAGCTCCACCGTTGGTTAAATCTAGTATTATGGTACAAGCTATGCCAGCTGTGGGCAAATTACTGACGGTAAAAGTAGTTGTGCCGGTGATTGTTTTTGTGAAATAGTTTCCAGCCAACAAATCTATATTGGATGCAGATATCACTGAACGAACTTCTAGTATGGAACCAGCATCAACTAATATACCGGTATCACGTAATGTTACTGTCATTTAATCTCCCGAAGATACTTAAATTTATTTATATTATTTATACTACACTTTTCCGATAAAATTCTATATGTGTTACCAGATTTGTGAGGTGATCCTCGGTTCTCTCAACAAATACCAATGGTTTTTCGTGTTCCACAGCCATTAAAACAACAATCTGGTCGACTGATTGACCAATCATTTCCTCATACATGCATGAATATGCTGTACATTGTGCAAAATAATCTTGAATATCTTCCGCCTGTTTGATTTTTTTGGAAGTCTTGAAATCAATTACCGAAAGTTTACCTTCCCATTCAGCAATACAGTCAACCCGGCCGGCCATGCCAATGCCTTTAGACCATAAAGCCTGCTCCTGATAGTGTATATTATTTATTTTATGTAGATATGGTTTGATGCTTCGAAACATCTCCAATGCGTCAGGCATAATATCACCCAACGATTCATTATTCAAATATCTTTCACACAATGTATGTACATTTGTACCACGTGAGGTCGCTTTCTTTGATATCTGATTGGCTTTTTCTTCACCCACCCTTGCACGCCATTCCATGATGGACTTTTTCTTCATTGCACCGATAACGGTCGTTACAGATGGCAATTTTGTGCCATCAGGCAAAGTGTAATATCTTTTACCGTCAGGGAATGTTTGTGATTTTAAATCTTCTAGTTGTTTTGGTGGGCAATAAGTAAACATTAATTTTCCAAGTCATCATATCTAAGTTTGGCAAGAATATAGTCTTTCACTAGACTAGAACGAACAATGTCATCTACAGTGAATTCAATTCGTGTAAAAGCTTTCATGTGGTGTGCAATATCAAAAAATTTCAAAATGCCGGACACATCATTCTTCTTTTTATTTAGATCGGTTTGTCTATAGTCACCGCACCAAATAATCTTGGATCGATAACCAACACGGGTCATAACAGTATCGATTTCTTCGAATGTCATGTTCTGCATTTCATCCACAATAATGATTGCATCATCGAAACTCATACCACGAATGAAAGATGTGGAAATAAATTCCACAAAGTTTTGTTCTTCTAATCTATCCCACGCATCTTTACGACCAAATAGTGTTTCACATATTTGACGATATGGTTGTTGATAAATTTCCATCTTCTCAGATATATCACCAGGCAGATGGCCAACCTCACGGCTTTGCACCGCTGAGCGAACAACGATAATCTTTTTAAATGGATTGTTTTTATCTAAAACTTCTTCTAGTGCTTTGTACATGGCACAAAAAGTTTTGCCGGTGCCTGCAACACCGTGTAATGCTATAAAGTAATCACCTTGTTTATATGCAGTAAAGAATTTTTGTTGATTCTCTGTTAATGGATCAAATGTTTTTAAATGATCTAGTTTGAGTTTTAAAGAATTGTTAATGGGTTGATGTTTGGTTTTATGGTCATCTTCTTCATTAACGTCCTGAGCGTACTTTGCCGATGTTTTTTTTGTTACCATCAATTCTCCCTTGCAATAATACTGGCAATTTTTTACTGAAATTCTTGTTGTCTACCTCTTTTGACTTATAAACGGGTTCGACCTTACGTTTATATTTTGTGGGATGTTTTGGTAGAAAAAGTGCAGGTATTTGCATTACCATTCCCTCTGCATCTTGGTCTTGTGACCAGTCTTGATTGTATTGTTGGGAATAGTTTCTTTCATTCGATTGATAATATACTTTTCGAATGTCGAATCGGCCTTGCCGGCGCCTGGTGTGTCCATACGCATACCATCACCTAGGCCAGGAATGCTCCCTGCTGTGAAATATCTTTCCAGATGTGGATTGTTTTCTTTGAAAGAATCCAATTCAGATAACCTCATAATGTGTTCTTCAACTTCACCGGTGTTTTTGTTCAAAAAAGTATAAATCATGTTTGTGATTGATAATGAATATAATTTTATTTATACATCTTGATTGTTATCGGGACCTTGTTTGTCCCACGATGTTCCACATTTACCGCACCACCACCATGTCCAACCAAAACCATTATCATGGAATTTACCTTGTGTGTGTCCCTCTTTTTCACAATCTTCAATCAATTGTTTTCTTGCAGGATAAAACACGGTGCGGTCATATTCACCCATGAGTTCTTGCATTTTCTCACGGCGTTCTTTGTCCAGTTTGTACCGGCGTTCCCAGATTTCACTCATATTATTCCAAAGAATATGTTACCTCATAACCACCTTTGCGGTCAGTCCACCAATCATCTTCGTCCATCCATTCCCAATCAATATCAACGCCTTCTTCCCATGCATCGTTGATAAAGTCCTCAACGGCATACTCGCCGCTGGCAATTTCAGCCAATCGATTCTCAATTTCTTCTTCATCCATTTCAGGATAAACTTCAGAAACAAGAACTTCGTCAATCTCATAGGCATAACGCTTTTCAACTTGATGCCATTCACTTTTAATAATTACTGTCATTATAGTTCCTTTTAAATGTTATACCATGCGGGTGTTGGCCGAGAATTGATTTTGCCTTGCCATGTTGCGAAACCACGTTTAGCCACGTTATAATAGTTGTGGTAAGACTTGAGTGAGTCATATTTGCGGCCAGGCACAGGATTTTCTGCCAAAATTTTTAATTCAGGTGGCATTGCAGGTGTCGGCGCAAAGAATTCGCCATCTTTGATATTTTCTGGCCTTAGATAGAGTGCAGCACTAAGCTTCTCACATTCATGTTTACGACCATAACGATAAGTGTATTCTTGCAACAAATAATGCCACAGACGATGCAAATACAAATAGTTTTGTTTGTTCTCGCGGCACCAGATAGCAGATGGATGATTGATGTGTGATGCCTTGTACAGAGTAGATTCCATAAAAGGATCATCCATACGCCACCGTTTGATACGGCGACCATTTGCTGTCAGATCGGTGTATTCTGTGCCATCAAGGACACGGTGTGCAGTTGACATGAGCTGTGCATACTCAATGATCATTTTAACAACATGTTTTGACACATGCATTTCAGCACAGATTTTTGGATCAGGATCAAGATAGAAGATGTTCACTTTTGAATTTCCTCTAGTTTTTTCAATGC